CGCAAAGGCGTTATAGGGGCTGCCGGACGCCGTGAGTGTGCCGCCGCCCTTGCCCTCTTTCTCCACCTCCCCGACGGTGCCCGCTGTAGAGGCAGCCACAGGAAGGCAGTACACCCGGGCGGCGCCAAACTGGACGGAATCCATGACGGAGTCGGCCAGAGGGGAGCGCCCCAGGCGCTCCTTGATGGTATCGGCGGTCATGTCGCCGGTGATGATAATGAGCTTGTCGCTGACGATAGGGGAGGGGCCGATGCGGACGCTGATCCCGGAGCCGGACCTTCCGGAGAAGCCGAGCTGCCCATCCAGGACGGTCTCCCTGACATCTCTGAGCACTGCCATCCCTCACGCCTCCTTTCGGCCCCCGGTCATGGGTGCCTTTTGATATGCCTCGACCGCAGCCAGGAAATCCGCCGCGGTCATCTGCCGCCCTCTGCGCCAGCCGTTGGCGGAGCATACGCCCACAAATACGGGGCGGCTCACGCCATAGCGGGCCCGGAGCGTCTCAATATCCTCCAGAGACGCCGCGTCGAGCGCGGCGTCCTGGAGCCTGTTGTTCTTAATTGCCATTTGCAGGCTCCTTTCCATTGTTCTTCCCGATGTCCTCCAGCCGGTAGTCCCGGGATCTGTGGAGGTCGATGTCCCGGTAGACGCCGCCCCGGAAGGTGATGTTCACCGTCACGGCGATCTCCGCCTTCAGCGGATGGTCTTCCTCGGTGGACCACTCTACGCTCTCCGCGGCCAGGGGGACGAAGTTTCCGTCCACTTCGATCCCCTGGTCCAGAGCGGCCAGGAATTTCTCCAGCATGGCCTCCACCTTGTCGTCCGTATAGTCTCCCAGCACCACCTGAAACGTCACGTTCCGGTCGAAGAGCTTTCTGCGCTTGTGCTGCGCTCCCTCTTGGTCTTGATAGATGGTTTTGGAGCCGTTTCGCGCGATCATCTCCGTACCGGGCAGGACCGCTCCCACATGGCTTTCCATGGACCGGGAGAGGGACTTCATGGTCGTGTATGGCTTTGTTTTGAGTCCGGCCTCCTTGAGCTTTCCTACAAGGTATGCCTTCGCCTGTGTGTACAACATGCGCTATTCCCCCTGCCGGCGGATGAAGTCCTCCACCGTCTCCTGCAGCTCGGTCTGGTCCTCTGCAGAAAGGCCGAGGAAGGGGCGGGCGGGGATCGTCACCTTGACCTTCTTCCGAGTGACCCAGCGGCCGTCGACTTTGAAGCGGAGGTATTTCTTGTTTTTTGCCTTGATGACCCGGTTTTTGACTCCGTACTGGTGGGTGGAGGCGTGCTTGACGTTGGTGCCCACGGCGAAGCCGGTGGCGTCGGATCTGACCTGAATGCTGTTGCGCAGCTGTCCGGAGTCCACCAGTGTCCTGCCGCCCTCGGCAAGTGCCCGTTTGGATGTGGGCCAGCGTCTGCCGTCCGGCCCCTTGCCCGTCCGGAAACGCTCCAGAGTGGACGTCCGGACGCCCTGGCCCAGGGCCGCGTTGAGGCTCTTCCGGTCCATCTCCGCGAGGCCCCGGATCTTGTTCAGGGCCGCCCGGGTGTCGCCCTCCAGCCGGATATTTACCATGAGTCACATCCCCTTCATCGTATCCCGGCTGAAGAGCCGGCGGTTAGAGTGCATAGAGAATCCTGCGGCCGCTGCTGCCTGGGGATCGCTGGCCTCGGTTCCAAGGCTGACTTTGCCCTCCGCGACCAGCGTGAGGAACTTGATGGCGGCGTTGTAGCGGGTGAGATAGTTGCCCTCCCGTCCCTCTTCGTCCAGTCCGGCGCGGGACATGAGGTTATAGAGCGCGATGTCCTTGGAAAACTTGTTGATGACCTTCGGGACCGGGGCGAGGGGGACGGCGTACCTCTTGGCAAGGTAGCCGTCGATCTCCCCGTCCGCATCCGCGATGGCTTCGTCGATGAGCGGGCCGATCCTAGCCTCCCGCTCTTCCGGGTCTTCAATGAAGTCTGTATCTGTGAGGATTTGGCTCACAGCATCCTCTTTCAGCATGGCCCGGACCTCGTCACGGGTGCAGTAACTCATGCCGGTCAATCGCCGGCGGTCCCGTCGCTGCCGTAAGCCATCTGCCAGAAGCCGAAGCCCGCGTTCCCCCGGGAGTCCGCACCGTAGATGAAGGTCTTGCTCATGAATACATTGTCGTCGGTCTCGTTGGTCTTGCTCACGAACTTGACCTTCTTGCGCTGCTGGTAGATCAGAGGCTTGATCGGGAGGGTGGTACACAGCAGGAACCAGGCGGTGTCGCTGCCGGCCAGCTGCGGCACCACCAGGGGCTTCGCGGTGCCCTTCATGGTGTTGCGGGTGCCGTTGATGAAGTCGGCCTCGGTGATGTCCAGCGCGGCTTTCTCCAGGGCGGGCGGGACCACCAGCCTGTTCGGGATCAGAGCCAGAGGCTCGCCCTTGCTGTTGGTCAGGCTCATCATGCCGGCGCGGGCGGCCACATAGGCGTCCAGGCTCAGCTTCGCGGTCCCCTTGTTGGATACCTTGCTCTCGCCGATCATGTGCTCGCTGGAGAAAAACGCCTTGCCATCAAAGCACTTTTCATTGAAGCCTTTCTTCAGAAGGCTGAAGACCAGCTTGTCCGGGTGCATGGCAGCGGACTGGCCCAGCATCTCGATGGAGGGGTTAAACAGGCCGATTTTGTCATCCTCAATGGCGTTGCGGTCGATGCCGATGGTCAGCTCGAAATCCTTGTTCTTGATGGTATAGTCCGACGCGCTGAGGTTCTGGACCTCACGGTCGCCGATCCATTCCCTCATGCCGGGGATGTCGCCGAGCCACGCATAGGTCTCCGCATCCGTGGTGGAGGGGGTGACAGTAGCCACCTCGGTATACAGGGGGGTTACAGTGGTCAATGCCCTGTTGAACAGGGTGTTGAAGCCCACATAAATGCCCCGCAGGTTCTGGGGATTTACAATCATGGTTTTTGTCCTCCTTTTTTAGGCTTCGGCGGCGATAGTCTGAATGCCGCGTCCAATCTCCACGGCGACGCCTGCGTCGTCCACCCGGATCACCAGTCCGGCCACGCTTGCGCCTTCGGCGGTGGCGGTGACGGTCTGATCGTCCGCGATGTAGCAGGGCTTCAGGACATGGACGGCAGTGAGCTTCCCGGAATCCGCGGCGTTGTCAAAGACGAACACACCGCGGGCGACCCGGATGGAGGCCGCACCGTCCGCTCCGGTGTTCGCCACGGTTTCCTCGGCCCGGCCGGCCGCGGTGAGCGTGGCCGCCTTGGAGCCGGGGACTGCATAGCCGCTGGCGTCCAGGGCCACGAGTGCGCCCTGGTAGATGGTGGTGCTCCCCTTGACAGGGAGGATGAGGTGACGCGCCCCGTTGCTGATCTCGGTGGTGTCCCTCGCTGCTGTGAGTGCTGCCATGGTCTTACGCCTCCTCTTTCATTCCGTACTTCTTGACGTCTTCTTCGTTGATGCCCAGCTGCTTGCACACGAGGCGGGTCGCCTCGTCCATGCCGCCCGCGGGCGTATCCGGGCCATCCGGGATGATCTGGTCCATGGGGACCACCTGCGGGGCCTTTGCCACGAAGTCCGCGAAGCCCTTCGGATCGCTCAGAGCATAGCTGACGGCCCATTTCTTCTGTGCCGGGGTGATCTTGCCCGCCTTCAGAGCCTGGGTGACCGCTTCGTCAGCGTCCCGCTGGGCGGCGGCCTTCTCCAGCTTCTCCACCTTCTCCCGCAGGTTCACGCCGTCGACGATCCCGCCTTTCAGCTCCATGATCTTCGCGGTAACGTCGCTGGTGGCCGCGCCGGACTTCAGGCCCAGCAGCTCGCAGACGGCCTTGTTCGCCACGGTCTCCTCGCTGCCCGGAGGCGGTTCCTTGCCGTCCTCCTTCAGCTTCTTCAGCTCCGCCAGCGCGGCGGTCAGCGCCTGGATGATCTGTTCCTCTGTAGCGTCCTCGGGCAGGCCCAGCAGCTTTGCCAGTTCTTTCAGGTCCATAGTGTTTTGTCCTCCTTCGTGATTGTTGTAAGTGCTGGAATTGACAATGGGGTCCATGTGGTCGATTGCGGGAGTGTTGGTGAGGGCCAGCGAGTGCAGGCCCGTCGCCTTGTTGTCCGCCTTGCGGACGGTGATGACCGGGGAGAGGTAGCGGTACTCCCGGTTCTTCAGGTACGCTGCCGCCCGGTCCGTCCACTCCACCTTTGCGACGATATGGCCGTCCTGGATGGAGAGGTCTTTGACCCAGCCGGCAGCCGGGGCCTGGACGCCGTCCAGCGTCTGGTGCTCGTAGTCCACCACCACATCCACGCCATGCCGGGCGATCTCCGCCTTCATGAGCCGCAGGCTCTCCTCATCCACGTCGAATTCGCCCTTCTGGCTGGTGACGTGTCCCAGGGGCAGGATCCGGATGACCTCTGGGACCCCCTGGACCTCCACCTCGCCCCCTTTCAGGGTGATGATCTCCATTTTTTGCGTGTCTCCTTTCCGGGGCAGAGCCCCAAGGCCGCCGTTAACGCCGTGCGCACGGCGTTAGACGCCGTTTTGCGGGGGGGCCCCGTGAAATGACCCTCCCCCCTCCGCCGGAGGGGCGTCAGCGGCCTTTTTACGCCTTTTCCCCAGGTCCGCTTTTTTCCCGCTCCCGGAATGCCTTCGCCAGGGGCT